CTGGAAGTTAGATGTAGATAAAAGCGGTAACGGTTATGCTGTTATCAGATTCCTACCTGCACCCGAAGGTGAAGATTTACCATTTGTAAAATTATATTCACATGCCTTCCAAGGACCTGGTGGTTGGTATATTGAAAACTCTCTGACTTCTTTAGGTCAGAAAGATCCAGTATCCGAATACAACACATCTTTGTGGAACAACGGAACAGACGCTGGAAAGGAGTTAGCAAGAAAGCAAAAGCGTAAACTAACTTATATTTCCAACATATATGTTGTGAAGGATCCTGCAAATCCAGATAATGAAGGGAAAGTATTCCTATTCAAGTATGGTAAGAAAATCTTTGATAAACTTACTGCTGCGATGCAACCTGAGTTTGAAGACGAAGAAGCAATCGACCCATTTGATTTCTGGCAGGGTGCTAACTTTAAGTTAAAGGCAAAGAATGTAGCAGGTTATAGAAACTATGATAGTTCTGAGTTTGCTGCAACAAGTCCTGTCTTAGATGATGATGATGCTCTTGAAGCATTGTGGAAGAAGCAGTATTCACTCGCTGAATTAGTTGCTTCTGATCAGTTTAAATCATATGATGAACTAAAAAAACGTCTCAATTCAGTTCTTGGAAACGCTGCACCTCGTCAAGATGCAGAAGTAGAAGATGAAGTAGAAATCATTGAGAGAGAAAGAGCAGAGCAAGTTGTAACTGCTGCTACCACATCAAGTTCAGCACCAGTAACTGCTAGTGCAGATGCTGATGAGGAAGATACACTCTCATACTTCGCAAGACTTGCTGAGGAGTGAAGTACAATCAACTCTGTTTGACTCTTTTAGTTATAGCAGCATATTTAAATTTACTACTCAAGTAAATCGAGACCGTAGAAAAATCTACGGTTTTTTTTATGCCTGTATTTGACCTTTCTTTTTCCTTTCTAATTCTTCATATCCTCTTTGAAATGCTAGTGAAATTACTCTTGCTCTAGTATTTTTTTTGTCTCCAAGATCCTTAGAACCTTTTCTTAAATTTTCTCCTTGGGAAATAACTCTTCTATTATCAGATGCATCACCTGGATGAATTTTGTGAAATCTATCTGTGTATTTCTTTTTATCCATTTGTGGCATGATATGATCTACATCATACTGTTTACCAGAATCTTGTGATTGTCGCTGTGCGTCTGCTTTTTGAGTCCTCTTTCTTGCCCTTTCGATATTTAATGCTTTTTTTGCGATTTTCTTAGAATCAGGTATGAGATTTCTATTTCCAAAATTAAGTAAATCTTGCATTGTAATGGGTCTCATTACAGATCCTCTTCTTTGTTGTTGATCTTGTCTTGACTTTTTAAGTTTAAAACCATATCTTCGCTGTCCTTGCTCGTCTCTACCAATACTTCCAATAATTCTTTTTTCCTTATCTTCATCAGACATCGCTTGATATCTAGCATTTACTTTATTCCACCTTTCTTTTTCTACATCACTTCCTGTCTTAGGAAAGTTAACCTCAAAAATAAATTGTAGATAAGTTTTCATCTGTTTAATTTGGATCTGTATTTCTAGTATTTTCTGTTTTTATTACGTTACTTGATACGAACTGTGATGAGTCAGTGTATCTCATGATATCTCTCATGTCATTTAAAAATACTTGAAGATAGGATGGGGACAATATATAAATTGATCTTTTTTCATCATTTAATTTTGTTTCATATTCAAAGTTTGTTACACCGCCAACAGGATTAAGTGTTGCTGTGGGTGAAGATGGATCAGGTATTGTAAATCCTTCATCAACAATTTTACCCTTGGGTAAAATTAATCTTCCATTTGAATCCTTTACTTCTTTAGTTTCGTAATGACGTATTTGATTTAAATCATTTCCATATTTATTTAGCGAATAATTATACATGTCACGATTATCTAATGGCCATTGATCTCTAACGTTTATTATATTTGCACTAGTTAAAACAACCCAATCTAAATCAGGATCTCCATAAACAGTGTCTGCTACTATGTCGGGTCTGAGACCATCACGAATATAATAGTCAACTAATGATGTAAAAAAATATTTTAAATCATCACGTAGTTTTGCCCTACGAAATAGATTTTTCACAAACACGTAATCTTGAGATGAAGATCTGTTTGAAAATGGTGATTGATAATTTAAATTTGGTAGTTCTCTAAAGTAAGTCATTAGTATCCAACTCCTGCTCCTGCTTCATCATAATCCTCTTGATAAACTGGGTTCACTTCTTGGAATGAACAACTTACAGTCATATGTGTGGGTGTACCATCGTAAAATGTTGAGTATGTACCAGATTGCGAATAGTTAATTTTCATATCTGTAAGATGCATTGGAAGAAACTTATTTAAAAATGGATGCTCTCCAGAACCCTTCATGTACTGTAATTGAAAGATATCAGGTTGTTTGATAAAAATTCCCCTTCCTGCCTTTTTATTATTTCGAGCAGCCATTGATCTTTTTAAAACTTTAATGATCATTTTGACTTGTTGACCTTCATTGTAGTTACGAGGAAAAAATTCAAAAGTAAATGGAAATTGTCTTAATTTAACACCTTGAAATAGAGACTCTAAGTTTGGATTTAATATTGCTCCACTTGCTCTGGCGATAAGTTGGTTTGCAGTCACGTTCCCACCAAGAGCACCAATCGCACGACCTGCGATTGCAGCTGCGATAGCATCTACATTACCTTCAACCACATTAACTCCATCTCTCGTCAATGCTCGAACTGTTTCATTAATTCTATCAATACTAGGATTTTCTATTCCCTGTTGAATTAATGCTGCACCGACTGCCTCTAACGGATCAAGTCTTGCACTATCATATTGCACAGAGTTTGCATCTTGAATCTGTCTTGGAATCGGTAGATAAATTGTATGTTTTGGATTTTTTAACGCTCTCCCACCACCAGTATTGACGGTGTTAGCATCAGTTGCAGTTTGAAGACCAAATCCACCATCAGGTTTACTAAAACCATCACCTGCCGATATTTTGACATTTGATCCATCTAAGTCTGCTTTGTCTCCTTTTACTTCAGTTTTTATTAATGCTTGACCGATACTATCTAAATCTGTTCCTGATGGAGTAAATGTTGCGATCTGCATTTTGAGAAAATCCATTCCCTCTTGTATCGCTGCAAATGGATACCTCAAAGTTTTAGGTAGACCACCTCTATTATCGTAATCTATCTTTCCTTTTGATGTTTTGTCGGGAGTTGTCCCTGACTCTTCTCTTTTCTTTTCATTTGGAAAAGTTTCATTCAATAGTTTCCTGGTATTTGTATCAGGATTATATTCACCACCAAATGTATAATACTCCGCCATTTATTTTTTTAACTATTTAGGAGGTTTCATTTGGAAATTCTGAAATGGTATTAATTCAAGGTCTTTTAACTCATCAGTCGTCACCTGATATAATCCACCTTGTATCTCAGGGTAGGTATATTTACGATTTCGACCCCAATGAAAATTAAATCCAATGAATCCCCATGAGAAGACCTCTGTGATTTGAACAAGAGGGTTCAAGTCAAAACGAATCTCAGGTGTCTTTGCCATATAGCGAAAAACATATAATGAACCAGGTATTGGAACTACAGGACCTTCTACTAATACACTCTTAACTCTCTCAGCAAGATCATCAGGATTTGTTATTCGTGCAAGACTATCAGAGATTGGACGAATACGATTACCAAGTGTGTCTGCTGGTTGTTCAAACT